CCTCAAGTCGCTCGGCGTCCTGCTTTGTCCACTGCTCGGACGCGACCCATTTCTGGTGCCGCGTGAAGATCCATGCTGCCTTGAGCCGGTCGAGTAGCCTGATCATTTCTTCTTTGCGGCTTTGCGGAGCCCAGCGGCAGCCTTCTTCTGGAAGGCTTCCTTGCCGAGCTTCTTGCGCCCGATGTAGGCAGCGAGAGCCTTTGGATCATCGGCTCCCTCTTTCTTGAGTTGGGTGGCCAGTTTGCTGAACTTTGTCTGTTTTTTCATAAAGTCACCAGGCGCGACAGCTCCAATGCCTCGGAGTCGTCTTGTCGGTTGCCGTGTCGCAGTTATGGCGTTCGCGGAAGTTCTTTCGGCGTTCCGGGTTGTCCCGTTTGATCTCCATGTTTGGGTCCCCGAACCGGACCTTGATCACTGTTCCCTTCGGGTTTAGCACGTACACGGCTTTCTTCTTCTGTTCGCCGGGCGTGTAGAAGGGTTTGTTGAGCGAGACTTCCTTGCCTTGGTACTTGGCCATGGATGTTATTCCTTAAAACAGTTGCGGCAGAAGGTTTCACCGCGCTCTGAGAGGCGGCATTCGGTGACGTGGAAGGAGTCGCCGCAGGATTGGCAGGTCTCAAGCCAATGGGATTGAACTCCCCACACCAGTCCTGCTGATTGACCGACGGAAAGCAGCTTGGCCTCCCTGTCGGGGGATATCGGTGGCACGAACCCGCTAGGAAGAATTTGCACTGTTTACAGGAGATCATTGTACGGGAGCGGGAGCGGCGGGAGCCGGCATCTGCGGTTGTTGCGGTTGGAGCATCCCAGTGGATTCAAGGAACTTCTGGATCTCCTTGCGGAGCTTGCGGGCCTCGTTGGTGGACACCTGCTCGTAGCCTTGCAGGAGTGAATCGAGCCGCGTCATGAACGCCTGCTGGGCAGCCGGTGTGAACTGCTGGCCCTGCTGCATGGCACCATTCAGGTACTGCATGAGGACACCGATACGACCGGCGAAGTTCTGACCGGGCTTGGCCGGCACCGGGATGCCGACGAGCAGTGTCGGGATGGTCTTGGTCTCGTCCTCCAGTTCGTCCTGGGCCTTCTGACCGGGATCCCGCAGCAATCGCTTGATCAGCGACGGGTCGTCCAGCTCCATGATCGACTTGTCCAACTCCACCTGGTCAATCCACGGCGAGTTCTGGAAGAGCTGTTTCCGGTTGATGGCCTGCTGGATCATCATCTGTCGGCTGACCATGTCCATGCCGCCCTTGGGCTCCAGCTCGTACTGATCATGGAGGGCCACGGGATCTGCCTCCAGCGAGTCCTCGGCGAAGCGGTAGCGCAGGCTCTTGGAATCGTACTGGATGTACAGGCTCCACGCTTGGCGGTAGAGCTTACCGAGAGCCATACGGAAGAGTCGCGCACGCAAGTCACCGGACTGCATGGACTGCGCGTTGATGGACTGGATCTCAGTAGCGGTGCGTCGGTCGCTGCCACCGGACATCGCGGTGGACATGGCGTAATCCGGCGAACCGATGCGGTTCTCGGCGATGGACCGTGTGGACATCATCTCCTGATCGAAGGAGATGGGCGGTTGCGGCATGGTCACGGGTGCCACGCCGTAGGGGAGGATCTGACCGGGTTGGAACCGCAGGTTGATGGAGTTGGGGATCTCGCGCTCTGCCCGGAACAGCGGGCGGTTGTAGAGCGTCATCGCGTCGTGCTTGTGGTTCCACATCGACGTGAGGCTCAGTTCGAACGGAGCGAGGATTTCGCAGACACCGCGAGGCGAGAACCAACCCTTGTCCTTGATCTCGTATGGGAAGTCTACGAACGGAGCTTGGCCGTGGTCGTAGGGCAGTTCCATGGGATCCCGCAGGTCAAGATCCACGGCAGCCGGCGAGTAGGTGTAGACCTCCCACTTGCCATCGTCGCGCTTGCGGTACACTTCCCAGACGATGACACCGTCGGTGTTGGTAGTGTACGTGATGCCTTCGCGAAGCTGTTTGGCGGACGACTCCAGATTGGTTCCGGGGATGTTGTCGTCGTTGGGGTTACCCCGGATGCGCTCGATGGTCTTGGAATCGGCTTTCCATCCGTACTGGCGGGCCATGCGCTTGTACGCGGCGATGGACATCGGCATGACCTGCGCCATCCAATCGGCGTCCTGAAGATCGACGGTGTAGGCCGGCACCAAGAAGTAGAGGGGATCGATGGCCTCGAAACCCACGCGCTTGTCGCCGGGGTTCCAGTAGCACTTGAGGACACCGCGACCGGACATGAGGGTGTAGTCCACCCAGGACAACACCTCGTCGGTGAAGTTGGTCTTCTCGCGGATCTTGTAGTTGAACCAGTCCTCGGCCACCCGTGTGTAGGCGTTGAGCTGCTGGCGCATCGGTACGAACGTGGCGACAACGTCCATGCCGAGGGCTTGCTGTAGGAAGAGTGGCTTCAGCTTCTCGATGGCAGTGTCGATTAGGGGCCAATGCAGGTCTGCTGCCTTGAGCCACGGCTTGTTCTGCCGGCGGAGCCCATGATGACGGAGTTCGTACCAGCGTGTCTGGCGCGTTTCCCACGGCTGCCGCTGATCGACAGCTTCTTCGATCTGCCCTTGCAGATTTTGCCGTTGTTTGTCTGTCATCATCTCCTCCAAGCGTTATCCACCGACCTCACAACCTGCAAGCGGACCTGAATCCGGCTCGATTGGCCCGATTTCATCCTCCATCCGCTGCAAAAGGCTCTTCCCATCCTCACCCAAGGCACGGAAGTACTCATCCATGCGTCTGCCACCGGCAGCACAGAAGGCCAGTACCAGTGCATCCGCTCGATCCGGCGAGTTGATGCCTCGGGAGCGCAGCTCGTCCTTGCCTTCCAGAGCGAGTTTGCCTTTTCCGTTGGTGCGGACCTTGCGATTGATGAACTGGTTGAGCGTGATCTCGTCGTTGCCCGCTGGCCCCAGAACAATCTCGTTCTTTTCAATGGATCGCCCGAACTCGATCCACATTTCTGCGCCTCTGGAGACGAATTGATCGTCCCGGATGGCTTTCTCACCGAAATTCACACGGTTCACGTCCCATCCCTCGGACTTGAGCGCATCGCACATCACGATACCCATGCCACCGGCGTCCGCGTAAATGTCTTCGGGTCGCAAGCTCCATTTCCTGAACTGGTGGATGAACTTCCCGATGGAATTCATGGTGTCGCGATCCCGCCACGTCACCAATCCCTTGATCACATTGCCCTGGCGCACCGCCAGCACGCTCTCGTCGCCACCGGCAGAGAAGTCGCACCCCGCCATGAGCCGTTCCCCCTTCTCCTTGGCCTCCGGTGGGTTGGAAACCGCCTTCTGCCAGTCCGCCGTCTTGACTGCCGTGAGGGAACCGTCGTCCTCCATGAACTCGGCGTAGATCATCGAGCGCACCAGCGGGTGATTCTCGCCCCATCGCTCGATCTGGTCGTTGATCCAGTCCTTCTTGATGTGCGGACAGTCGTGTGCGGTAACGGTAAATGTCTTCCACTTACCGTCATTGCGCCGGAAGATCTCGTAGAAGTACCCACTGGCACCACCCGGCGACGACATGAGCAGCGTGCGCGTGGGTTGGCAGCGTTCCATCGACTGGAAGATGCCGTCCTGAACGGATTTGGCCTCGTCGATGATGTACAGCAGGTTGTCTCCCTGTCCTTGACCGTGCCAACCCTCGGCTTTCTCCGGGTTGGAAGCTGAAAACCCGATGCACCGGGCCGGCGGCATGTTGGATCCGCGTCTGGTGTACGTGATTTCACCGTCCACGATTCGGAATCCAACGTCCTCACCGCCCAAACCATTGGCCAACTTCCTCAAGTGAGGCCACAGAGCGTCTTGGACCTGCCGGTAAACGCCCGCTGTACACACAACCAGGCTCCCTGGGAACCGGCACATGTGCCAGATGATCAGGCTAGCGGCCACGATGGATGTCTTTCCGCTGCCGTTGGCTGCCTTGAGGGCCACCTTGGAGTGCTTGAAGTCCGCAGCGTCCAGTACGGCTTCCTGCCACGGGTAGATTTCCATCCCGAACATGAGCCTCGGCCAGTTCTTGGCGAGGTTCAGTTCCTTGATGAGCTTGGCCTTCTGCCAGCCTGATATCTTGGCCATGTCAACCTTTCTGGCAGATGCTTACGACGCGGCGTTCGAACGTGTCATCGTACTTCTGGCGTTCGCGGATCTGCCGGATGGCTTCCCGTGCATCTTCGTACACGGCGTTCCACCGTTTCCATTCACGATTTACCGGGCACCGGAACTCGACGTAGAACAGGAACTTCATTGGGCCTCCTTCATGGCTTGTGCAATCACAGGGAACTGGATCTCAAAGAGATGGCCAATCATCCTTGCGATCTCTTGATGCTCCTTCTGCGTGCCGTTGCCGGTACGCACCTTCAGGTAGTGGATCCATGACCGCACGTTGCCCTTCATGTACAGCTTCGTGCGCGTACAAAGCGGCAACACCATGCGTGCAGTCTCCCGGCTGACACCGTTGGACAGCAGCAAGTCGTAGCTCTTGAGGCAGATATCCAAGGTCTCGGCCACCTCACGGTTCAATGTCCAGTCATCGACCCTGTTGCCACTGGCCTGCCGATTCTTTGGGTCCTGGGTACGGAGTTCCACCGGCTCAAACCCCTGCACCTCGGCGTACCGCTGGCTGAACTCCTGGAACGAGAAGCTCCGATGCCGCAGGATCTGCGCTGCAATCGCTCTGGAGGTCTCGATCTCCACCGTCCAGTCCGCCATCTCAAACACGGACCAGTGCCCGTTGCGTAGACAGTAGGCCAACAGCTTGTGGCCCGTGTCGTAGTTCTCTTGGTTCTTCGGATTACTGACCCTCGCGCAGTACACCATCAGCTCTTCCGCCGTCTTCGCTCCCCCAAACAATGGGACAGTCACACTGACAGATTTCACATTCATCGGGAGCCTCTCTTCGACAGGTTCCAAAACAGGAATCCAAACTCACACAGACACACCCACATGCAGGCCAACTGCATCACCGCATAGGACACACACCAGATCTCCAGAAACAGATTCACTTGAGCCTCCCATTGACGATCCCCCAGACAGTCTGGAGCGATCTTTTGAATTTCTTCGCCAAAGCAGTGTACGTCACACCCTCGGACCGCAACCGGATAATCTCCTTGCGATCCTCGTCGCTCGTCCGTCGCCACTGCCGTTTGCCGTTCACCGTGTACTTGTACACCGATGCGTGGCAGCACCCTACAAGAGCGGCAACCTCCCGCGTGCTACGCCCAGCCGTGTGCAGCTTCCAGATCATCTTCTGCTTGGCTTCACTCAGCTTGGTATTGTTCTTCGGCAAAGCCGCCGGCTTCTCGCGCTTGGGTTCCTTGACCGGCTTATCCGGTATCCGCGCCGTGACCTTGGGCATGAACTGCTTCATGTACTCACGGCTAGGTAAATCAATCTTCATAGCTCAACCTTCCATCCTCTGCGTCTGGCGTTGTTGGCGACGATGCGAAGCACCCGAAACCGTGAATCTCCAAACACTTCCGGGACAATCCCCGTGGAGATCCACAGCGTCGGTTTGATCTGTCTCGCACCAATCACCAACCACGCCTTTTTCTTCCTCAGCTTCACTCGATGTCTTCCGTGATTCTGATCTCACATCCCGTGTTCAGTTGGGCATACCGTTTCCGTAGCCGGCCATCAGTGACTTGCGAATCATCGTGCCAGATCCCGGCGGACGTGAGTGCGTCGAGAACCGCCTTCTCCAGATTGTCCCGGTCCGGTTTCCCGGTAGGCTGCGTTGGAGCCGATGCCTTCAACACGTTGGCGTTCTTGCCGCTCCCGTAGTGAGCCTTTGGCCTCGGTAGGTAAAACGTCAGATCACACCGCACCGGGATGCCAGCGGGGAACAGGCCAGCGCACGTGCGCACCGCATGGATGACGCACGCCTTCCACTCGTTGGACGTACCGGGATCGTACATCCGCGCACGCCCACCAAAGGACGTTGCGCGAGGTCTCGGTTGGCCAACGGGTAGCCCTGGCACAAAGACGGATAGGGATTTCACTCATCCCCCTTTGCGGCCTCGCGGCATCGCATGGATCGTTCCCAACCATCGATCTTGGACCAGGTCGTTCCGCACTCAAAAAAGTCCGCAAACGATGCGGCGATGGTTGCAACGCAGGCTCCGCAGAAGTCGCAGGTTTTGTTCACTTCGCACCTCCACGGGCTTTGAGCATGGCGTCGGCTATTCCGTACGCGGCGTTGACGACATCTGGAATTAGCCTTGGCCCATTCGGAATCATGCAAAGACCGCACAACGCCTGCCCCGCGAACCAGTCGCGCAGGGACATGCCGACGCCATCGTTGTTGTATGGGGCCGGAAACGCCGGTCCTCCGTCGTTGATTTGCTCGCTCATCGTCCGCTCCTCAATCTCTTCCACTCGTCGAACTCAATCACCGAGTTGGTGTTCTGTTGTTTGTACTCCCTGAACTTGTGCTCGTCGATCGCGTCGGAGTGTACGCAAAGAGCGACCAATGCTCCTGCCATAAATCCAATAGCGATACCAGTTAGGAAGGCGTAAGTATTATCACTCATCGTCCGTCCTTGTCCTTGTCGGAGTCCTTGTCGTCGTCATCGCACTTGCCATCGAACGTGTAGGCCACCGTGGCCACCGCGCTCGCTGCCGTCCGCCAGTCCAGCCGATAGTTCGCTGGCCCGCTGTACCAGGTTCTGGCGCTGGACCGCGTCACCACCGGCACCGTGTTCGTTCCGATCCACCCACCGAGGTTGCGGTTGGTAGATGCCGCACCGGCCAACGCAAACGACCAGTTGGCCACAAGCGTTGATCCCGCAGCAGACCGCAGTTGCGTCGCCCCAGCCTCAGTGTCCGCAGCGACCAATCCGCCTACAGACACCGACACCGTGTTGGTCGTCCGCAATTCGATGAGCCACGGGATCACGTCCAGATTGATGACAGTGGCTTGAGGCGCAGTCGCCCCATCCACCGTCACCTGGACGGACTTCAGCTTGCCGAGCCGCGCATCGAACTGCGGGACACGGTTCGTTACCGACCAGTCCGTCAGCGTGGGGTTCACGGTGATCGTGTGTGTGACCGTCGCGGCCTGCGTTGTGTAGGCCAATCCAATTGCCATCAGTGTTCTCATGTTCATTTGGTTTTCCTGAAATTCGGCTTCGTGTTTTCCCGCATCCACGCTGCTTGTGCATCCCCCGCAGCATCCTCCGCAGCAGCCCGCGCAGCATACCGCGCATCAGCCAACGCAGCATTCGCAGCAACCCGCGCAACACCCCACGCGGCATCCCACGAGGCACGCCCCGCAGCATCCCTCGCAGCATTCAACTCCGCATCTGTTGCCAGTCCGTCAGCATGTCTCTCCGCCACGTCCAACGCAGCCACGCTGCGCGCATCAGTCATCAGATGCTGCACCTGTCGCGCACACCACACCGCAAACTTCCGCAGCTCGCGATCCGTCAGCACACCTTTGCGCGTCGCAACCCATAACAGCCACTGAGGCTTCAGCTTCGCCCACGCATCCTCCATCGACACGCAGTTTTCCAGCGCCCACTTGCGGCCATCAACACACGCATCGTGCAGGCCACAGAACTCCTCAATACTCACAGTGTTGTTCATTTGGTTTTCCCAAAATTCTGCTTTGCGGATTTATTTGGGTTCCACATCCACACCCATTTGTCGCGACCCGGTCTTCCAGATCTTGTGTCAGTTCCGCTGCGCGATCTGCCCACTCGATCCCATCCATCAAATCTATACGTGTTTCCGTTGTGCAAATCAGCATCTTGGTACGATACGGCAAATTGATAACCCAAAGTTGGAAAAACAAACTCGCGCCAAAGCCTCAAAGCCACCCGGCAAAGCCCAGGTCGAACAGCACAAAGCCGAGACAGCTCAATTGTATTTTCCCGCGTCATCCAATCGCATCCACCTCCGACAACCGGAGCAATCAGGTTGCTTGCCGTGGTCAAAGCCATTGCCTGACCGTCATTTGCCAAAACGTGGCAGATTGCACCCTGATTTCCGCGATTTAAAGCACCCATCTTGTGGCCCCACTTAACTAGCAAATCATTTGCCTCCGCTAAAGCCACACGATCAAAACTCACAAACGGGAAAAACGTGCCGCAAGCGGAGTAGCTCATGTTCATTTGGTTTGTGTTGTTGAAATCTGTTGCGCCTTTCCATTCCTCTTCTCCCACCGCCTCACAGCCCGCCATAACGGATGTTTCTCACCCGGCCATGCGTTGACGTTCATCGGCTCACCGTCTTTGCGGAGCAGGCCAAACATCCCATGGATGTACTCCCAACGCCACACCCGCCCTCGGATGCGGGTCTGACCACCTTCGTCAGGCATGGTGAGGATGCAGGGGTTTCCAGCGATCTCTGTGCGGATAGTCATGGGTTGGTCTCCTTGGCTTTGATGGCGATTGACTCAATCTTGCCAAGCGTCAGTGATTGACCCGCTCCTAGTGGATGACTTGCTGCGTAGGCGATTTCAGCCAATGCCTCCTCCAGCCGCTTCACCCGCTCCAACAAATTGTCGCGTCGAAGAAGAACACCAGTAACGACTCTCTTTAGGCGCTGGCTTCCCGTTTCCGTCAGCGCCACATTTCGGGCAGGTCTTTTTCATGGCTTTTCCCCCTTCGCCTCATTCCACCGCACAACGTCACGCTCCGCTTTCTCACGCGTCGTCACCACCGCCAAATGCCACTCAGCCAACAGGTCGCCAGCTTGCTCCAACCGCTTCACACGCTCCACGAGCGACTTGTTCTCGCGAAGCGCAGAGTCAGACACCAAATTGGCGTGGTCTCGCTCACGCTCCAACTGCTCCACACGATCCCTCAGCTGGCCAACCTCCCTCACCAAGCACGCCCTGCTGCGATTCCGATTCAATACGCTCCCACACCGGAACTCCACCGGGTAGTCATCACGCGGCTCCAATCCGCAATAGGGACACCTGTTCATCGCAACCCCTCCAGAAACGCCAGTTCCTTGCGTGCGCGTTCTATGCGCGTTTCAAGGTCGTCCTTGAGCAGGATGTGAGCGCATGACTTTACAATCTCAAGTAAGTCTTGAATCTCTTCAATGGACGCTGGCGCTCCTCGCGCTCCGTCGTCCATCACGTCCCATCCTCCCTTCGCCATCTGCGTTGCCAACTCCAGCGTGAATCGTTCGATGTTGTTCATAGTCACTCACTCCAGCAGGCCAATCAAAGTCTCCGCAGAAACCCACAGTCGAAACATCAGCAGGCTCCCACGGCCCGCACTCGCGGAAGCCGGAAAATCAAAACCCGCCGCCAGCCCCGTCCTTGAACACACCCTTACTTAAGACCAACGGCGGGATCCAACCACACGGTTAGACCCACTCAAACTGCCACAGTTCACGACAGTACGCTATACCCCGGATGGGGGATCCAAAAATGGGGGGCGGTGGGAAAGGGGGGGTACACATTCAACCCCACCCCCCCCGTGGGGGTCCCCCCACCCCCCGTGGTCTTTGCTCGAGCGGGCCGGCTGGCCGATACCTGGGCGACCCCGCGGCGACCGGCGACCGGCGACCGCGGCTCCTCACCCTTACACGCCAACCCCTACACTTCCGCAGCCTTGTAATCCGCTGTTTCCGCTAACCTCTTGGGATTGCGAGGCTTCCGGCTTTGGCGGTTTGTACTGGTTGTGAATATAATCGTTGTTGTTCAGGCCCTCTCGCCGTGTTGAACCGCTGCAAGTACTTGATGGGCAATTGTTAGCGCCTTTCCGCCGGGGCCGGAGTGTTCTAGTTGTTGCCGTGCGACATAGCCTCTAGTGCGCTCGAGGAGCCACGCGGCCCCCTGCCATCCGTTCGGGGCGTCGAGGACCTTCCTCTGCATCTCGACCTCCCCGGTTACGCGAGCCTGACGGAGTTCCGCGGCGAATGTAGGGTTGCGTACCAGCCATTGCCCCCATCCGGTTCCGCTCCCATCCGCGAACCCGCACACAATCGCGATGCGCTCTTCCGGCATTCCCAGATACGCGGCTTGGATTGCTGTTTTTTTAGCTTCCGGAGAAACGACTTTTCCGGGCCTTCCAATCTTCTTTCCTCCCACCCCTCCCCCGCCCCCTCCGTTTTCCCCCCATAGCTATCTTCCCTAGTCAACTTTTTCTTCGCCTTCATGTCGCACGCATACAGAGCGTTACGCGTCCTGACAACCCCTCACATGCATTCTCTTGTTGCCGACTGCCGCCTTCCGGCGCATTGTCACGGCATGACGAAACACGAACGAGCGGTATACAGTGTGAAGTGGGTAATGCCTCGCCAAGTCGACGGTGGCATCAGGCATCGGGTGGAAAAGTACGCCACATTGACGGAGGCGCGAAACAAAGCGCGCTCTGTCGAATCGGAATTGGGAGTGGAAAACCCTAAGGCCGTGGCGCGGGTGTATTGTGATGGAATCCGGATAAACCGAGTAAATGGCAGGGTGCTGTAACACTTCCTCTCTTAACCCCCACCCCAAACCCCATAACACCATGTACACCCTATTCGATACCTTCAACGGATACACCGTGAGCAAGCACCGGACGCTCGCGAATGCAGTGTCCGCATCCCTGCGATTCTCTCGTGCAATCCGTCGTGCTAACGGTGCGGCCTGCTACATTCCGACGGAAATACTGAGAGACGGCAAGCGCCTGTCCGAATCCGAAATTGACGAAATGCACGAAATCCAATTGAGCATTCAATCCCGCTAACACCTAGAAACCCTAAAAACCATGAACGAATACCTATTTGGAGTCACAAGCGAGAAGCTAACCAAGGCCGAGGGTCGTCGGCGCGACAAGATCGCACGCCAGCACGGCGGCACCTTCATCGGCCCCGTGTCGATTCCCGGCAATCGATCAACGGGATGGTTTGCAATCGACAACCTTGGCCACCCCCACAACGCCCGACGGTCTACTGAGATCCTGTCCGCGTGCGGCCTGTAATCTACCACACAACAACCTATGTCCAAAACCTACCACCTATCCCCGCAATCCAGTAACGCGAAAACCGGAGGGATCGCCGTATCAACCTCGCCCAACTCCACCTGCCCGCAATCCTGTCCCCTGCGTGGCAACGGTTGCTACGCAGAGGCCGGTCCTTTGTCCTGGCATTTCCGCAGGGTATCCACTGGCCAACGTGGCGTCCCTTGGTCTGACTTCCTCGCCCTTATTTCCGACATCCAGCCCGGCAGCCTATGGCGACACAACCAAGCCGGCGACCTCCCCGGTGAGGGCGACGATATCGACTCCCACATGTTGCGCCAACTGGTCCGCGCCAACCAAGGCAAACGCGGCTGGACGTACACCCACAAACCGGTGACGGGCAACACCCCGCAAGCCGTAGGCAATGCTGCCAGCGTCCGTTTCGCGAACCGCAACGGGTTCCGGGTCAATCTTAGCGCGGACACATTGAGCGAGGCGGACGAACTGGCCGACGTTGACTGTGGTCCCGTCGTCGTCGTGCTCCCATCCGATTCCCCGCACACTGTCCGCACCCCAGCCGGGCGCAAGGTTGTAGTATGCCCCGCGCAGCGTGGGAACGTGACCTGCGCTGACTGCGGCCTGTGTGCTGCATCGCGCTCCGTCATCGTCGGGTTCCTCGCCCATGGCCGGAGTTCAAAGAAGGTGGAATCCGTCTGCCGTCGTTGACCTCCCCCGCCTCGCCCTGGGGTAACTCTCGGGGTGAGTAGGGGTAGGCCAATCATGGCCAGCGCCCAACTATTGAAACCATGAGTAAAACGTACAACGTGTATCGGAGTCCTGAGGGATCAGGACGGGAGTTTGTTGGAGCCACGACATCCATCCGCGCCGCACGCAATTTGGCGGCGCGCCATGGGCGAGGCGAGATATCGGGCCTGCCGGAGGATCTGTGGTCTACAGCACGAGTCGCCGGGCATTGCGGTGGATGTGAGGCACCGAAAGGGGCTGAGAGTGATCCGGTCCTGTGGTGTGGACGTGGCGGCTGTTACTGTGTTTGCCCTGTCATCGTGGGGGGAAAGGGGAACCTATGAACACACATACCCCCGGACCGTGGGTCGTTCACTGTATGACGGACGAAGCGCCCATGACTGTGCCCGCAAGAGAGGGAAGCCCGTCATTCGATTACCAACACTGGGAAGTTGGCGACAGTCGCGCAGGATGCCGCATCGCAACCGTCGTTTGGTACTCCGAGACTTTCGGGTTTGGCTCCCCTTCCCATGAGGAAAGTGTGGCCAACTTCCGCCTCATTCTCTCCGCTCCCGAACTCCTCGATGCGTGCGTGGCCGCCCTGGAATTGTTGCAGGACCCGGACGCGGACGCAATTGGAGCCGACAAGGTGGAGTCCGTGTTGCGCTCCGCCATCGCCAAAGCGAAAGGCCAAGCATGAAGGTTCAAATCCGATACCTGGTGATTGTTTGGAGCGACGTTGAAAAGCGGGTGCTTCTCCAAACCGCTGCGACGCTGGAAGAAGCGCGCAATTTGTGGCGAGGAGACAAGAGCAAGAAAATTGCTAGGATCGTCGAATGAAAGAAAAGATTGTCGAGTTTCTCGGATGGGTTTTCATCATGATTTGCACCGCTGTTATCATGATCGGAATGATGCTCCTCTAGTCTGCCCCCCCCCGCGCCCCATCCTGAAAAGGGTGGGGCTTTTTCGTGCCCTAGTGGGTAGGCCACGCATCCCATCCCCCCGCAGAATCCCCCTGGAATCGGGTTCCGCTCCTTCCAGCCTGTCGGCAGCCTGTCGGGA